ACTTTTGAAAGAATTAAAAGGTCAAAGAACCAAAACATTTCTTTACAAATTAGGAATGTATGCAGGAGTTATTGCAACAAGTGTATTAATCTTAAAATAATTTAATGGCATCATTAAAAGAAATAATTAAATTAGAGTATCAGAAATGTGCTTCAGACCCAATACACTTTATGAAGAAGTATTGTATGATTCAACATCCTGTTCGAGGAAAGATTCCATTTCACTTATATCCTTTTCAAGAAAAAACTCTTACTCAATTTAAAGATAACCGATACAACATCGTATTGAAATCTCGTCAAACTGGTATTTCCACTTTGGTTGCGGGGTTTTCTCTTTGGAAGATGTTATTTAATCAAGATTACAATGTATTGGTTATCGCGACTAAACAAGAAGTTGCAAAAAACTTAGTCACAAAGATTCGAACTATGAATCAGTTTCTACCNAGTTGGTTAAAACAAGATACGGTAGAGGATAANAAACTTTCACTTCGATATGCAAATGGTTCTCAAGCAAAGGCAACTTCATCTTCTGGAGATGCAGGTCGTTCTGAAGCATTATCACTTTTAGTATTTGATGAGGCTGCGTTTATCGATAATATTGAAGAAATTTGGATATCTGCACAATCTACCTTATCAACGGGGGGTTCTGCAATTATCCTTTCTACACCAAATGGGGTTGGAAACTTTTTCCATAGAACTTGGATTGGTGCAGAAGAAGGAAACAATACATTCAACACAATTCGTTTACACTGGTCAGTTCACCCTGAAAGAGACCAAAGTTGGAGAGATGAACAACAAGTTTTATTAGGACCAAAAGGTGCNGCACAGGAATGTGATTGTGATTTCGTCAGTTCCGGNGATACNGTAATTGATCCAGAATTACTTATGTTCTATAAAGAAACTTATGTTCAAGAACCAATNGAAAAAACAGGTTGGGATTCTAATTTATGGAAATGGGAATATCCAGATTACAATAAAGGATATATGGTTGTTGCCGATGTTGCTCGTGGAGATGGTGGTGACTTCTCTGCNTGTCATGTCTTTGATGTTGAAACNGCTACACAAGTNGCNGAATATAAAGGAAAGATGGATACNAAAGATTTTGGAAATTTCNTAGTATCACTTGCAACCGAATATAATGAGGCATTATTAGTAGTTGAGAACGCAAACATTGGTTGGGCAGTAATTCAACAAATAATNGATAGAGGATACTCAAACTTATTCTATATGAGTAANGATTTGAAATATGTAGATGTCCAACATCAGTTACATAATAAATNTAGAGCAGAAGAAAGAGGTATGGTTGCAGGNTTCTCAACNACACAGAAGACCCGTCCTTTGATTATTTCTAAATTGGAACAATATATNAGAGAGAAGGATGTAACTATCCGTTCTAATCGTTTAATCGAAGAATTATTCACATTTATTTGGGCAGGTTCTCGTGCAGAAGCAATGAGAGGATATAATGATGACTTGGTAATGGCTTTTGGAATTGCTCTTTGGGTTAGAGATACTGCACTTCGATTAAGACAAGAAGGAGTTGATTTAACTAAACGAACATTAGGTGGAATTTCTCAAAATTCATTTTCATTAGATGGGTTTGGTGGTAATTCATCAATGGATGAAAANCCTTGGTCAATGAGAATTGGTGATAAGGATGAAGACCTTAGATGGTTGTTATAAATAAGGAATAAAATAGTTTTATATATTTATAATGTATAGTAATACGAAATAAAATAAAGGTTATAATTAAAAACAAAAACAAATGGCGGATACTTCATTTTTCGGTAGAATAAACAAACTCTTTCAATCTAAGGCAATAGTCACTGTCGATAAGGAAGGTAAGAGAACGGTTTTTGACGCAGATGAAAGACAACAAACAAATCTATCATCATTAAGAGATAGATACACNAAAATTCAAAAATCTTTCTTTGAACAATCAGGTGGTGCACAATCAATGGCATACCAACAAGTTCGTAGAGAAGTATTTAGAGATTATGATGCAATGGATTGTGACCCAATTCTTGCTTCTGCATTAGATATCTATTCTGATGAATCTACACTTAAAAATGAATTTGGTGATATTTTAACAATCCGTTCAGATAATCAAAAAGTACAAGAAGTATTAAATAATCTTTTTTATGATATTCTTAACGTAGAATTTAATCTATGGCCATGGGTTCGTAATATGGTTAAGTATGGTGATTTCTTTTTAGGATTAGAAATTGCAGAAGGTAAAGGTATTGTAAATGTAACACCCCATTCAGTCTATAATACTGAAAGATTAGAAGGAACAGACCCTAATAATCCAAATGTGGTTAAATTTAAAGTTACTGAAGACCCAAATGGTAAAGTAGAATACGAAAACTACGAAATTGCACATTTCCGTTTATTAGCAGATACAAACTGGTTGCCATATGGTAAATCAATGATTGAGAATGGTAGAAGATTGTGGAAACAATTATCTTTAATGGAAGATGCAATGTTAATCCATAGAATTATGAGAGCACCTGAAAAAAGAGTGTTCAAAATTGATATCGGTAACATCCCACCAACCGAAGTAGATAATTACATGCAAAGAATTATCAACAAAATGAAGAAAGTTCCTTTCGTTGATAAAAATAGTGGTGATTACAACTTAAAATATAACATGCAGAACTTAACGGAAGATTTCTTCTTACCTGTTAGGGGAGGTGATAGTGGAACTTCAATTGAAAACCTTGCAGGATTAGATTATGCTGCAATTGATGATATTGAATACTTAAAATCTAAATTATTTGCTGCTCTTAAAATTCCAAAAGCATATTTGGGATATGATGAAAATGTAAATGGTAAAGCAACCCTTGCAGCAGAAGATGTAAGATTTGCAAGAACAATTGAAAGAATCCAAAGAACGGTAGTTTCAGAATTATCTAAAATTGCAATCGTTCACTTATACGCACAAGGTATAACGGATTCAGAAATGACTAACTTCGAATTACAATTAGTTAACCCATCAACTATTTACGAACAAGAAAAAGTAAACTTGTGGAGTGAAAAAGTTAGATTGGCACTAGATATGCAATCATTAAATATGTTATCTAAAGATTGGATTTACCAAAATATCTTTAAAATGTCTGATGGTGACCAAAACGAAGAGAGAGTTAAGGTTCTTAATGATATTAAAGATAAATTCAGATTCTCTTCTATTGAGAACGAAGGTAATGACCCCGCTCAAGCACCCGAACCAACTGATGTTGAAGAAAGTTTAGAAAATATAAAAACTGAATTGGCTAATAAAGGTGGAAGACCAAGAGAAGGAAATACCTATGGTAAAGATAAATCTCCATTTGGTAGAGACCCATTGGGTGATAAAGAAAACAAAAACGCTCTGAAACATCGAACATCTGAAGATAGAGCATTACAATATATCAATGGAATATCAGCAAAACGTAAGTTTTTAGCAGAACAAAAAGGTATGTTAGATGAGACTAATATCATCGATGACACGAAAAATTAATCAATCATAAAAAATTTTATATTTATAGTAGAGTTTTTGAGTATATCAAAATAAGGATTTTAATAAAATGAAAAAAATAAAACATTCAAAATTTAAGAATACGGGTTTTCTATTCGAATTATTAACTCGTCAGATAACTTTGGAAATTTTAAATAATTCCCCTGAGAAAGCTAAAAGTATTGTATCCGAATTTTTCGGACATGGAACTGAATTGGCGAAGGAACTTCGTTTATTTAATTTGTTAATAAATGAAAAATACAATTCCGAAAACAAAGCAGAGAAGTTTATTGATGCAATTCTTGAAACAAGAACAAAGTTAGATGAGCAAAAATTGATAAAACAAAAATACAATTTAGTTAAATCAATTAAAGAGAATTTTGAAATAGAAACATTTTTATCATCTCCTGTAACTAACTATAAAGTTCTTGCATCGATTCACAAATTATTCGAAGCAAAAGCAACTAATGTTTTAGATGTAAAGGATGTATTTGATTCTAAACTTACATTAGTAGAACACATCTCAACTAGTGTATCTCCTTCTTTGAAACAAAAAGAAGATAAATTATTCGAAGACTATAAGAAACAAGAAAAAGATTTAAGATTACTTACTTACAAAATTCTTGTTGAAACTTTCAATAAAAAATACTCAACACTTAACGAATCTCAAAGAAACTTATTAAGAGAATATATTAACAATGTTAGTAATACTTCTAAATTCGGAGAATATTATTCAAATGAGTTAAAATCAATAGTAACTGAATTGCATTCAATTTATACTTCAATGCAAGATAAAATTACTAAAATTAAATTAAAAGAAACTATAAATGTGTTAAAATCACAAAAAGTTGGTAAAAAAGTTACTGATGAACAAGTTTCTGCATTAATGATGGGGTTTGAACTTATAAAGGAAATAAAAAATGTTAAGAACAGAATCTCTTAAAAATTATATAGACGAACTAATCTCTGAAGTAGAAAAAGAATTAGATGAATCAACTGCAACTGGTGATATTGCCGGTTATGAAACACCTAATGCATTTTCAGATGATAGTGATGCAACTAAAAGACGTAAAAAGAAAATTGCAACTCAATTGGGTATGCAATTAGTTGGTAAAGTTGAATCAGTAAGTGAATCAATAAATCCATCTGATATTGTAAAGGATTTAGATAAAGTAAAAAATGATTTACTTAAAAAAGTAGATGCGTTAATTGTAAAAAAGAAAAAACTTTATTCAAATGTAGATATTGAATCACCTATGAGTGTCGATGAGAAAAAGTTGGATAAGGATATTGCAGATTTATTCTCACAAATTAACCAATTAGTTCAACAAAAAAGAAAAATAAAAGAATCAGTGAGTGAAGCAACTACTTCATTTGTATCGGGTAATTCTGGTAGAACTACTACTAATTTAGATAATAAGAAATATCAATTAACAAAAGATGTAAAGGGTGCACAAATTGGAAATTACACAAATGTAGTTTTACCAAAAGGAAGTATCATATACAATCTTCCAGGTGGTGTAT